GACTCGGCTAGTATTTACAGAAAGTCAACGCCGATTGCAGTCAAGGGTGCGCTGATATATAATCACTACTTGAAAGAATATGGTATTGATCGAAAGTATCAACAGATCCAAGAGGGTGATAAGGTGAAGTTTCTATATCTCAAACAGCCCAATCCAGTTGGTGGTGTATATGGTACAGATCATGTCATATCTTTTGCAAATTCTATCCCGAAAGAGTTTGAATTGTTGGAGTTTATCGACTATGATAAGCAGTTCCAAAAGAGTTTCTTGGATCCCCTTAAGAACATTCTTGACGCAATCGGTTGGAAGCACGAAAAAATTTCTACCCTCGAATCACTATTTTAGGAGAACGTATGTCATTTTTAGAATCTATGGTAAAGAAAGCAAACAATGAATATGCAAACATCGTTTCACAGGGAATCGAAGGGAGTGACGTAAATGGATTCGTTGACACTGGGTCTTATATTTTTAATGCTCTTCTTTCTGGCAGCTTGTACGGGGGTATACCTGACAATAAAATTCTTGCTATTGCTGGCGAAAGTGCCACTGGCAAGACTTATTTTACGATGGGCATTGTACATAAATTTCTCCGTGATCGCCCTGATGGTGTTGTACTCTATTTTGACAGCGAACAGGCTGTAACTTCGGACATGTTCAAGGAACGTGGTTGTGACACCAATCGAGTTGCTGTTTTCCCTGTAGCGACAGTAGAAAACTTCCGTCACCAAGCGATCAGTATCGTGGATAGTTACCTCGAACTTCCCGAGAGTGAACGTAAGCCTATGCTTATCTGTCTGGACTCACTTGGGATGCTTTCTACTGAGAAAGAAATGGCTGACACCGCAGAGGGTAAGCTAACCAAGGACATGACTCGCGCACAGTTGGTGAAGGCTACCTTCCGCGTTCTTACCATGAAGCTAGGAAAAGCAGGTATTCCTCTAATCATGACGAACCACACTTACGATGTTGTTGGTTCCATGTTCCCACAGAAGACGATGGGTGGTGGTTCTGGTCTCAAGTATGCCGCATCCACAATTGTCTATCTCTCCAAGAAGAAGGTGAAGGAAGGAACCGATGTCATCGGAAACATCATTCACTGTAAACTCTTCAAGGGTCGATTGACGAAAGAAAATTCTATGGTTGATGTGATTCTAAATTATGATCATGGTCTTAGTCCTTACTACGGACTGACTGAGGTTGCCTTGAAGTATGAAATCTTCAAGAAGGTATCTACTCGACTTGAGATGCCAGATGGAACCAAGATCTATGAGAAGCAGCTATACAAGCAGCCAGAGAAGTATTTTACAGAAGAAATCATGCAGAGGCTAGAGGAAGCGGTTGCTTCTGAGTTCAAGTATGGTACAATAGAACCCACAGAAAAGGAGCAAACTGATGAGTCAAGTGAAGTTTAATTACATCCCCATTGAGGGACTAGAGACCGATGCTATTAGTATTCTTGAAGGTGAATATGAAGGACTTCATTTTCATTACGGAACCGTTTCTTTCAATGAGAAAGAAGATGATACCATTGAGATGAAGTTCAACTACAACATCCTAAACAAGCCTGATGGGTTTGAGGACAACGAAGACTTCAAAAACTTTGCAGGGGATCTATTGGTACGGATTATGGAAGAAGAGCTACCTTCCTTAGCTCAGGAGGGATCCTACGACGACACAGCGGACATTCCTGAACTGATAGAAGATCAAATTAAGACGTTGAAAGAAGAACAAGATAGACTACGTAATGGAGAAGAATATGCAGAGAGTGGAACAAACGATACTTCGACACCTGATCCACACGGATGAATATTCTAGAAAAGCCTTTCCTTTCATACAACCTGAATATTTCTCTGATCGTTGCGACAAAATTGTATTCGAATTGATTTCTCAGTTCATCTCAACTTATAATACTCTTCCTGCGCCAGAAGCTATTCGTATCTCCTTGAATGAGAGACGCGATCTTGCTCAGTCCGAGTATGATGATTGTGTCACTTTGATCCGTGATATATCTGATAAGCCTGAGGATGTTGATTCGAATTGGTTGGTGGAAACAACAGAAGCATTTTGTCAACGTCGAGCAGTGTATAATGCCATCATGGAATCTATCCAGATCATTGATGGTAAGAGTAAGGCGAAAACAGAAACCGCTATTCCACATATTCTTTCAGATGCTCTTTCAGTATCGTTCGATGCACACATTGGACATGACTATATCGAAGATGCTGATGCTCGATATGAATTTTATCACAGGGTAGAAAATCGTGTTCCGTTTGATCTTGAATTTATGAACTTGATCACCAATGGCGGAACTCCGAATAAAACTTTGAACATTGTGATGGCGGGAACTGGTGTTGGTAAGTCTCTATTCCTATGTCATCATGCAGCAAATTGTTTATCACAGAACAAGAATGTTCTTTACGTTACATGCGAGATGGCAGAGGAAAGAATTGCGGAACGTATCGATGCAAACTTGATGGACATTGGCATGGACGAACTTCATCAGCTTTCAAAACAAGTTTATGATTCTAAACTCAGTAGAGTTTCAAACGAGTTCACTGGTAAATTGATCATCAAGGAATATCCCACATCAACGGCTACTTCTAATCACCTTCGGATTCTTCTTGAAGAGTTGTCGATGAAGAAAAAGTTCAAGCCAGATATCGTGATTGTGGATTACCTAAACATCTGTGCAAGTGCTAGACTGAAGAACAATGGTAATGTAAACAGTTACAACTACATCAAAGCTATCGCTGAGGAACTTCGTGGGCTTGCTGTTGAGTACAACGTTCCTGTCTTCTCTGCGACTCAGGTGAACAGAAGTGGTTTTGCTTCTAGTGATTTTGGACTTGAAGATACTTCAGAATCCTTTGGGTTGCCAGCGACTGCTGACTTCATGATTGCCATGATCGGTACAGAGGAACTGGACGAACAGAATCAAGTTCTCATTAAGCAACTGAAAAATAGATACAACGATGCAGTATCTAACAGAAAATTTGTTCTTGGTATTGATCGGTCTAAGATGAAACTGTATGATGTGAAGGATGCAACTCAAGTAGGTCTTGTTCAATCAAACCAAGATAAACCAACTGATGTATATGGTTCGGGTTTCGGCGAGATGAAAGAAAAATCAGACTTTACTGAATGGTCTATATGAGTACATACGTTGACAAAAAGTTTATCAATCTGGTTTCCGTTCGATTAGAAAAGTTTAGTTGGAAAAGTGACAAGTTAGCAAATTGTAGATGCCCTCTCTGTGGAGACTCGAAGAAGAATAAAAATAAATGCAGAGGCTACTTCTATAAGAAGAACAATGACTTCTTCTACAAGTGCCATAATTGCGGAGCGGGTACTTCTCTGTATAGATTCTTGGAGACAGTGAGTCCTCAGTTGATGAAAGAATATTCCCTTGAAAGGTGGAAGAATGGTGAAAGTGGTAATTCTAACTACATAAAACCAGAAGAAACAAATATGTTCGGACTGTTTAGCAAACCAAAATTCAAACCAAATTCATCCTTACTACAGGATTTGGTGTCTATTGATAAGTTGAAATCAAATCACAAGGCATATGAATTTTGTAAGATGAGAAAGATTCCAGAAAAGTTCTATGATATTCTTTATTATTCTGACAACTTCGGTTCATGGATGTCAAAGCTAGATCCAGAATGTCTTGCAGTTGGTAAAGAGGAGCGTCTCGTCATTCCCTTTTTCAATAAAGATGGTGATGTTATTGGAGCGCAAGGTAGACTTCTGTCATTCAAGGGAGAAGAGACTGCCAGAACGAGTGCGCGATATATTACTGTCAAGGGTGACAAGAGTATTGATCGCCTATGGTATGGACTCTGGCGTGTCGATCCCAAGAAGAGAGTCTATGTTGTCGAAGGACCAATCGACAGTCTGTTCATTCCCAACACAATTGCAATGGTTGGTGCAGGTGCAATAGAAAATCTGCATGATAGGTTGATGGGTACTGATGTTGTTTATGTTCTCGATAATGAGCCTAGGAACAAGCAAATTATAAACTACATGGACAGACTCATAAATAAAGATTGTAAGGTTTGTATTTGGCCTAGTACAATCAAAGAAAAAGACATTAATGATATGATCTATAGCAAGTCCGCAAAAGAAATACAGAAGATCATAGACAACAATACACATAGTGGTTTAGAAGCCAGATTGCATTTTAGGAACTGGAGAAGATCATGAGCGAAGAAGAAGAAATTCCAGACGAAGTTTATCTCGCTGCTGTGTTAAATTTTGGTAGAAAGTTTTCTGAGTATGTAAAAGAAATGGACAAAGCTCTTTGGGAAAGAGCAATCGCTTACGCGAAAGACTTTGTAGAAGTTGAAGGTTATGAAGTGTTATTTGATTATATTGAAGAAGACGAAGAAGATGATCGGGAATTATGATAGGTTTGAACGAATGGCGAAGAGTATAAATAGTTTCTATCGGAGGAAGAGATGTCTAAAGCAGTTTTCATTTCCGATCTTCACTTGGCATCCAAGAAGTCAAAGGGAGATCGCATACACGAATTTCTCAAAGATTTGAAAACTGAAGACCTATACATGGTTGGTGATGTGGTTGACATTT